GGAACTGTAACTATAACTGTTGTTGCAGATAATGAACCTGATAAAATAATTGTTTTATTTCTTCCTGCTTCATCAGTAAATGTCGTTGAATTTATATTTGTAGTAAATGCTAATGTTGTATTTCCAGTAAGTGTTACAGTTACAACACCAGAAATTGCGTTATCTATTTCTTGTAAATTAACATTAGTAATAGATCCCCACGTACCAGAATTATCACCTGTTCCTTGTAGATTAAAACCTAAATTACTAAATGTACTTGCCATATTAAATTCTCCATATCATTCTTATTAAGTTATATCAACCCAAGTTTGTCCTGTTGTTGGGTTTATAGCAGACCAGCTTTGACCTGTTGTTGGATTTATAATATTCCAGCCGTATATAATAGGATTTCCAACAGAGGCTGTCAATCCATTTCCTAAAACAAAAATTTCAGTAACTGTTAAAACTGTTCCAATATTTATGGTTTGATTATTACCAGAAGTTGTAATAATTCCATCACAATCAAAAACAAAAGTTCCTGTTCCTTTTGATAATACGTTTCCTGATAATGTTTGATTTGCTGTTCCTGTAACACTTTCTAAACTATTTAATGTTAATCCAAGTTCATTACCTGTTACAAAGTGTTTAACATTAATCTGAACATTTCCTGTTAAAACTTGAACTGAAGATCCTGTAACATCAATTTGATTTTTGCCTGCAACAGTTACATCATTAAGAGTTAGAGTTAATTGTTGACCAACAACTGCATCAATAACTTTTCCATTTCCACTAATGGTGACACCTTGAAGTAAAACATGTAATAAATTAGTGCTTAAGTCTACACTTGCTTTTGCAACTATAGTTGCATTATTAAGAGTTAAACTTAAACCATTTCCGTTTGCTGTAGCAATCGCTTTACCAAAAACAGTAACTTCAGAAGATTGAAGAGATAAAGGAGAAGAACCAACTAAAATATTTGATTTTGCTATAACATTTACACTTTGAACAGAGGCATTAAGAAATTGTCCTAAAAGTTCAAAATTAGCTTTACCTTTAGCTGCTAAATTATTTGTATTAAGATTTAATAAATTATTTGTAGCGTTAGCAATTCCTTGTCCTTTAAACACTACGCTTCCATCTGCAAGGTCTATAAGATTAGTTGTAACTGTAGTTGAAGCGTCAGCGGCATTAATGTTCCAACTTCCATCACCCCAACTAAATGCACCCCAAGTATTATTAGCCATAATTTTTATGGCGAACTACTACGATATTCTCAATATCGCGCTTGTCGAATTCGCTGCTGGGAATTGAATAGTAAAATCGCCGTTTGTTGAAGTTACTGTGCTTCCAAAATCTAACACAACAACTGCTTTACCGGAATTAGTAGTATTATAAATTAAAGCACACGAAGCGCTAATTGTTGCAGTTGAAAAAGTAACATCATTAAAATCTATAAATGCAACGTTATTAGAAACTGTTGGTGAAATATTTGTAAGAGTTGTACCACCAGCACTATAACCAGCTCCTGAAGTTTCATTTGTAGTTGTATATGCAGTTGTTCCTGCTGCAGAAAAACCTGAAACAGTTGAATAGAGTGCTAATCTAAATGTATCGCCTGTTGCAGCTGTAAAATCGTGAACTGCTTCAAATAATTCTTCTTTAAAACTATCGGGTACTATATTTGCCATATTAACTCCTTAATATTTACTTGGTGGCGGAGAATCTACCACAACTCTAGGTTCGCCGTCAACATATTCGTCTCTTCTTCTTCTACCTGTTTGTTCAACACCAAATGATTCTCTGGCTTGTTGATAAGATTGTTCATATACTTGTATCATATCTGCAGGACCTTTCAAGTATTTATATGTTTCAACTAAAGAACCATAAAGTAATAAATCTTGAGCAAAAGTAGATATATAAGTTGTTGAAGTTGTTGAACTACCAGAAGTTATAGAAGTTCCTTGTGAATAATAAGCAATATTAATTGCATAATTAGTATTAGGTGTTGGCGCTACAAACCATGTAGTTTCATTCCAGTTTGCATAATATTTAGGTTTATCATAATAAGTAGAATTACCAGGTAAATTATTAAATTCTGCCATGTAAGAACTATCCTTTTGTTCTAAAGTAGATACTTCATTTGTTCCAGGTGTAATCATTTCAACATATCTAATATTACGAAGTCCAGATGGTACAGAAATTGTAGTTGTTCCTGCAGTTGTAACTGCTGATGCATATAATCTAAAAGCATCAATATTTAATTCTCTAAAAATTCTATTTTCAGCATTTTGAACAATAACATTAATAGTAGAATCAGATAATCCATTGCTATCTACTTCTGTATAATTTCTAATCTGAGTTACTAATTGTGAATATGTTAGTGTCATATTATATTGTCTCCGCGGTCGCCGATCCACCGCCAATGGTTGTACTTATCGTACCCGTTCCTGACGATGCGTTAAAGCTGTAATTATCTTTATTAACAATTGTTATACTATATCCAGAAGAAGTTGTTAAGACTGATTGTGAAAAACCAGAAGCAGTTAAAAATGCATTTACCACCGTTAAATTTTGAAACTTAACTGTATCTCCTGTAGATTTTCCATGATCTGGTTGATTGACTTGTATGGTTGAACTACCTGCTGTAACTTTAAAAGCATCATTAGGTAATGCAACAGCAGAAGGACCAACAGATGGTTTTCCACCAAAATTTCCTCCCGCGCTTGCGGTTGTTTGAGCATTGATGGTGTATTGATTAGTATTAACAACCGTTAATGAAAATCCAAGTGTTGTATTTAACATGGCATTGGTAAATCCATTAAATGCATTTGCATTGATAAATATAATTTTATCTCCAGTTGTTTTTTCATGACCTGGTTCATTAATTAAAATAGTAGAACTACTTGCTGTTGATAAAAAAGGATTAAAAGATAATAATACAACTGATAATGGCTCCACACGATCCGGCCTTGCGTTAAGCAATCCTTGCGGATCGTTGCCTGGTACCTTTGGTTCTAATTGAGGTTGTTTAGGTTCGTATTCTGAAATATGAACAAATAATCCATTCCATTCGGTTACCATTTCATCATACGGGAATCGTTGGCCAGATCTATCCGATATAGCGTAAGACTTTTTACCTGTAGCAAAAGTTGTCATTATACACCATCTCCATAAAATGTTTTTGGTGATATAAACAACGAGGTTCGTTGACCATCCTCTGTTAAAGCTCTTTGCATTTCATCTTCATAAATTAATCTTAACATGTCTGTTTTTTGAGGTTGATAAGTAATACTTAAATAATAAGCAAGACCAGAAGTTAAGCATGGTAAAAATCTAAATACAACATCTGGGGTATTTGTATATTTTCCACCATCTTCTATTCTTGCAAGATAATAAAATTTTAGTTGAAAATTACTTGGTGTAGACGCACTAGAAAATCCTGTTCCTGGTGTTTGATATAAAAATACACTTGGACTAGTGGTTCTTTCCACATAATATTGAGAAGGTGTTCCTTGTGATAATTTATTTGGTAAAGCTGCATAAGCAGATCTATCTATTTTAGTAAGAGATACATCTACCGGAGCAGTGCTAGTTGTATTATTTCTAATATATGCTTCTAATACATCGTTGATATCATTTGGATAATTTGTAGGATCGTTTGCATGGTTATATTCAGCTTGACCTAGCACTAATGGAATTGCAGCTAATTTTACTTTCCATAAATGAACACCTCTGTTATCCCATTCTGATAATAAAATATTAAGATTTCTTCTTGCTGCTTTTAAATGATAACCAGATCTAGTTGCTCCAATACCTACACGTCCGTAAGCTTCATCAAAAAGCTCATCTAGTTCAAGATTAAAACTTGTAGTTCCAGAGGTAGTCATCTACTCTCCTATTTATCTATAAATAATATCGCAGTTAATGAAGATGAATTAGCTGTTACACCGATACCATCTACTACTCCAATTCCATTATTTTGAGAATATAAAACTCCATCTTCTGGAATATTTAAAGCTTCAGTTTGTCCAGCACCAACAGATACTGTGAAAAATAATTGTGTATTAGTTGAAGAACTAACAGTTGTAGCATTTGCTAAACCATTAATTATTAAAGTTCCTGAACTTCCTGTTGATTGAACTACATATCCTCGAAGTCTTGTTCTTCCAGTAAATGCAATTGCGTTTGCAGAATTTATAAAAACTGGTTTTACATCACTTTTATAACTCATTTTATCTCCTTATATTAAGGAGCTCTTTCGAGCTCCTTAAATTAATTTATTATAGCGACTGTGACTCGCCTGGTTGAGCATTATCCGCAATTGTATATGTGAATACTCCTGTAACTGTTCCAGTTCCAGCAGTTGCTCCAACAGAAGCTGCTACAGTAGCATTATCTGTAATACCACCTGCTACCACTAAAGCACCATCTGCACCTTTGATTGATCCTTTTGTAACAGAAGCTACTTCATTAAAAAAACCATCAACGTCAGCTGTTGTTCCAATATCTACAGTTGATCCTCCACCTGATGATGCAACGACCACTGTAAAGGAAATCGGTACTGCACCTTTTGGTAAAACAAAAGTATTACCACTTGTTGCTGATGTACCAATTCTAACTGGCGTTAAACTTGCAGCAG